CTATAGCATCTGACATTACAAAATCTTGAAGATCTTGTCTGAATGTAAAAGTAACTTGATATTGAGCAATAAGTCCATGACTCGGATGTGAAATTGTAAAGTAATATGTATTCTCATTACTTGGAATTACAGTATTATCAGGAAATATAAGGATAAACTCAGTAGCTGATGAGTCAATTGTCATATTATATTTAGCGCCACTTTCTAATATTTCCATTTCACATTCTGCCAATTCAGAGTCCGGTTCATCAGAATGATATTGTAAGGAAAACGTTGCTCCAGCTCCTTGAGCTATAGCGACAAAATTATCCGAATAAAAATTATATGTAGAACCATAGCTAGTTACTAACGTTGGAACCTGTTCAACTTCATATAAAATATAAACATAAGTAGCAACTGAATTAATTACATCAATATACATATCGTACATAGTATAATAATCAACACCATCTTGATTAATTACTGTATTCCTTGGAACAAATGTTGCTGCAGGATACGTATATTTTATATTTCTAGTTGGGACTATCTCTCCAAGATATAGGAGGGTAGTAAAAATGGTAATTTCATTTACTGTAAGATCTGATCGTTTTAATACTGGTAGAGAATTTTGACCTAATGGAGAATTATCAATAATAATATTAGCGCTTTGATAATCTTCTTCACTAACTAATCTTTCTAAAGCTGTTAGATTAATAATTGAATTTCTTCTTACTTCTTCAAGAGATTCTTCATCACTTCCACCTGTAGCAGGTTGTAAGTTTGAAACTTCATATTGAACTATCTCTGTAACTCCAGCTACTGTAGTATTATAAATTCGTTCTCCCGTATTGAGCTTGCCAGTAATAATATTTCCATCATCACCATCTGTCAGCTCTGTTGTAATTTGAACAGTACTGCCAGGGTCTGGCTGAACTCCAATTAAACCATTACCAAATGTTATTGTTATTCCTGTATCTGATGCTCTAGCAACATATCCTTTTGTATGTTCATCCATTAGAAACAAACTACTAACTTGTGTCCATTGTTCATATCCAGCAGATGTTGGAGGTTTAATATCAACATCTAAAGTAGCAATTTGCCCTGGAAGTGGAACTTCAAGAGTTGAGAATTGATATGTTTGTAAATCTTCAGATATAACAAATTCCTGTATTAAAGTTTCGAACTGTCTAACAGGAAGGGCAAATGAAAATTCATTTGTAGCTGTATTTATAACTACAGGAACATCAAATGTACTATTATCTTGTTGTCTGATTATTCTTACAGCAGCATTACTTGTAACTCTAATTGTAGTAATATAATCAGTACTGAAATATATATCACCTTCACCTTTAAACTTAAATCCTTCCGGAATTGTAAACTCTGTGTTAGTATCCTCAAAACCAAAAGGAATAACCATAAAAGCATCTACAGTAGCAGCTGAAGCAAGACTTCCATTATATCCTAAAAATGCTGCTAAATTTAAAATAGATTCTGGTAGTTGTGCCTTAGTTAAGAAGAACTCTTTGTATGTTGAAATCTGATAAAACATTACATTTGTAGTTATAGTCGAAAGAATTTCAATAATGAATGAGTTCCATGAGGACTTCGTTAAATCCACATTCTCCAATTCCATATAACTCTTGTAAAGTCCAATAATTTGGTTTCGGATTTGATCCCTAGAAGCCCAAACTTGTTGAGAAGTTGTTATGTCTGCCATATTAGTTCTCCAATTTTAACAAGGTTCAACTACATTATTAATAAAATAATACCCGCTATTTTTATCATACATAGTGTGTCGTAATCTATCTCTCAATGTTTTATTTTTGGCTAAAAGTCGAGTTAAAAACTCAGCGTTATCTATTGTATGAATTTTTTTATCGTAATCATAAAAACTATAAGTATTAACAACTTGCAAATCCAATTGAGTGGTTGTTATGCTTTGTTCTACTTCTACTTTTAATTTCCAAAAGAGTCTGTCAGCGTTTACTGATTTTTCAACTCCTGTTACAGAGAAAACTGGATATACATCATTTGTTGGTCTTAGATAATGTTGTTCAAGTTTGAATTTATCATTTGGAAATGGAGTAAATCCGTATGTACTTGGTATCACAAATGAAGTTTCATTCTCTTTAACATATCCAATGTCTTGTCCATCAAAAGCTGTCGATATTTCCTCAGAATAATATACAGGAATTAATAGATATTTATTCCATCTCACTCCAGATAAATCACCGATTTTTTCATATGCACCACCAAACATATTTTCATCTTCCCATATGGTTTCTTCTTTATCTATGTGGTAGTACGTTGTAAGAAAGGCAACTACATCTTTACTATAATAATCGTATACAAGACTTTGAAACTCGTGTATGTACTCATACAATCGCTCAAATTTTTGTGTAGTCATTATGTCAGTTGTCCTTTATTTAATAGTTCACGATACGAACTATCATCAAATGTAATACTTATATCTTCTTTTTCTCCTTCATAATTAACGATCATATCAACACCAAACCCTTTCTTATTTTTAAATCCCGTCACCTCTAAACTAACTATTGATGCTCGATCATCATAAAGTCTGATTCTATCTAAAATTTCAGTTTTGATCGTTTCAACACTAATGGCATCAGCGGGTTCAAATACTTGTAAATGTAAATCGCTACCATATTCTGGATCATTGATGTAGGTTCTGCGAGGGGTCATTAAAATATTAGTCCAAGAATTAATGATAACATTTAAATCATTAATCCTTTTAAAGTCTCCTTTTGCAGTTATTTTAGGAAGGTAATCATAGATTCTTTTTTCGGAGCCTCTAACTTCAGTTTTAAATCTATCTAATAAATTTGCCATACGTTACCCCTCTATATTTTATAAAAGATTCTCGGACATCATTTTTTGCTTTTCTTCTTCAAGATCAGCTTTCCATTTAAGATAATTATGCATTCTTAATACTGGCATGTCCATTATATCTCGATAAGACATCTTACCAACTTCGATACAAGTGAAGATGTTTTTTTCTAACGTGGTCCTATACTCGGTGATTGTATCAGACCGAGTGTACCATGCGAAAAAAGCTTGATACTAAATCTAGGTGGACTTCTTCTTCAAAACCACAATGGGCACAGTTGCTTTTCATTAACAACGTTACTCCATATTTACCAAACTCTTCACGATAATTTTTATAAATCTCTCGTTTATCTCCAGCTGGAAGACTTAAATATGCATCTCTAACATCTTCTCTTTCTGAATATACAACAGGATTGGCTGGTTCTGTTAGATCTTCAAATCTATCAATCACTAAAGTTTCAGTGATAATATCCAAATTTGATTTTGTTGATAATGCCAGAGTTCTGATCGCTGCAACTTCATCAAACAAACTTGGTTGTTTTAGAAATACAACAACCCCTTTAGAAATTGGAAGCTTAACTGCGATTCTACTATTTAAAACATCCTTACCAGGATATTCCTCATAATTAAATGTTGAAGATGCTTTAACTGTAACTGGATACTCTTTACTACAATTTCCGCAAAGAACATCATAGTTTCTTATTTCATCATACGTTATATGATACAAACCATATAGTAATGCGTCTCTATCTTTAAGAGTTGTTTGCTTCAACCATGTGTCATAATCTACAATGTCTTCTGGTTTCACTGTAATTGAATCAAACAAACATTTATTTAGATGCTCATTAATTTTTGACGGGGTTAACAAACTGGATTTTAACTTTTCTTCTTCTTGCACGCTTAATGATCTAACGTGATATGATCTTTTTGTTTGTGGTGTTATTACTTCATACTCCGGATACTTAATATTAAATCCTTGAAACATTAGTCTATCTCCTTTCAGTTCGCTTTTTTATTTATTATATTCTTATTATAATTTAGATGCTTTTGATTTTAACTTAGCAACTTTTCTTGAAATTGCTGCTTTACATTTCTCTGGTTTATTGGTTTTCGAACATGCTACGGCACTTGCTTGAGTATCTTGTGCTTGAGCCAATAAAGCTTTCTTTCTATATGTTTTAAGACAATTACTCTTTTGTGACCCTGTTTGATCTTTACATGCTTTACCAGCTTTACTCATATATCGTTTATAAGTCTTATAACCAGCAAAAATAGCTAGAGATGCTAAAGCAGCTGTAGCAATATAACCAGCCTCTGGATGTGCTTTAACATATTCACTTCCAGTTTTAACAGCTTGGTTTACTGTCTGTTTCACTGCATCTACAGCACTATTAGCAGTATTTTTAAGATCAGTCATTCTTTGATTAAGTTCTTTCTTCCAATCTGGTTGAGCAGCTTGACTTTTAAGTTTATCTAAGTATCCAGGTTCAACTTTACCGCCAACTCCTCTTTGAGCTCTCCTCATCGCAAGATTAGGATCTGTTTTTTGTAAAGCTTTTGCCCATTTTTGTTTTAATGCATCTTTAGCACCTTTATAAAGATCTAGAACAGAGGCAGCTGCTTTATCTTGTGCTTTACCAATAGGACCAGTTACTTTTTTAAGAGCTGCCTTTACTGCTCCCTTAACATCAACTTTGTCTATCTCAGTACTTTTCTTCCACATTGTTTTAACAAATGAAGAAGCCATTAACTTATCATACGCTCGTTTTGTATTTGCTGCAATATCAGCTGCACCTTGAGCCATATCAACTTCTGATAATAACTCTCCATCAAAATGTAGACCGGTACTTGCCTGATATTCCATGATAGGTTTTGCTGATGAATGAGCTGGAAATACAGATCCAACACTACTGAAAAACTCAATCATTGTTTCTGTATCCATGAATTGACCAACTACTTCAGCATCAACAAACATACGCTCTTTGAGCTCCTCAAACATATAAGATTCATCCAAGTCGTTGTACTTTTCTTCTGGTAATTCTCCTTCCATTATTAACGACATAATCTCATAGTCAGATGCTTCATTCATTAAAAAACCTCTACTTTTTTCTATATCTGCCTGACTCATAGTAGAAATTTCAATGATATTACATAATGCTTCTCTAGCAGCACCCAAAAATAGAAGTGAGTCGCTTACATTTAACTTTTCTAGAAACATTTTATACTCTCCTTATTTTAATTTATTAGCTTGCTGATGCAACAGTATCTCCATATTTATTAACAATGTCTGCTTTGATTGCAAAAATCTCATCAGCGTATTCTTGGCATTTAGTTTTTGTCCAATCTTCATGCCATACATAATCGACGTTAAACTCAATTTCAGTATCGAGTCTACCAACAGTCTCAACGTCACTTGTGAAAAGGTCTTGTGGGTCTTTTGTTGGAAAGACACCGTCGTATGCTGCATAGTATTCAACTGTTTTAGCATCAGGTGCTGTAGTCCAGTAGTACATAATACAAGCATATGTTGCTTTTGTATATCCAGCAAGTGTACTTGTATCTACTAAATTAGATGTACCACTTCTGTAGTCTCTAATCATCTTGACCCATGCGTGCATGATATTCAGAATTGGTAAACCATTGAACTCAAGAAACTTAACTGATACAGAGTTTCCACTGCCCACTTCACGCCTCCAAGTCCAGTAAATTCTACCTTATTTAAAGTTCCTCCAGGTGGTGTTACTGATAAGCAAGCTCCTGCTAACAGGTTTTGCATTTCAGTTTCATTCATTGAAGAATCGCCCGGAAGATATTTTTTAATATCAGTAGGAAAACTTGTAAAGTATACAAAATGATAACCGGTTAAATACGGATCAGCAACACCGGCCACGGTTCCACCGAAATTTCTACTAAGTCTATTATTAGGAACCTTTGCAAATGAATTTTTTAAAGCCATTATCTTACCCTCCAAAAATTAGTCAGCTTTATATTTTATCCTCTTTTTAATAACATTTTTCACGGCATCCCAATCTCCATTTTTTATTTCGATTGCTTTATCATCAACATAAAAGTCTGCCGCCAATTTTTCTGCTGTAACTTTATCAAAATAAATACCATTGTCTTCTAACCAATTTTCGACATTCCGTATTTCTTTTTCATAATCACCGCCCATCTCTTCGCCATTCTCTTTAGAAGCTCTTGTTGTAAATATAACTATTTCAAATCCTTGATCTCTTAACCATTGAATAACTTCTTTAGCGCCCTTAAATGGATCATCATAAATTTCTCCGTCCTTATATCCCTTTGAATATTTATGAATAGTTCCATCAAGATCAATCATTGCTCTTTTTTGTTCAACAAATATAAGAGCAGCTTCTGGATAATAGTATCCTTTAAAAGGTTTCTTTTTCTTATGATATGAATCCATCGGGAAAATGGACTCATCTCGTTGCAAGTGATTTAGATAGTCTTCTAAATTCATATTTAATATCCATTAGGTAACTACTATAATTTATATTTTGTTCTAAACCCAGTAGCATATTGGTCCTATTTTATAATACCAAACTATATATATTAATATTTGATAAGATAGATGATTTGGCATTTTTAACCAGGAGGTGAATATGGGTACAAGTTCAAGTGGTGGAATGGGTATTGGAACTATCATTTTCATAGTAATTGTTGGATACAATCTTTTTTTCGACGACGATGATGAAGATAAAAAAGAAGTAAACATTAAAAAGACAGACAAACCTGCTGTTGAAAAAACAATAGATGTTGAATCTGTCAAACATACCGCAAAAAAGTTAATCGAAGATGCAAAGGTGCTGCTTAAAGAAACTGTCGACGAATATGAAAAAGACAAAGCTGAAAGGCAAGAAATTAAAGCATCCCCTTCCGAAGAAACTATCATAGCATCTGATGAAAAAAAAGAAGTGGAAGAATCTAAAAAAGACAAAACTTATATTCCAAGTCTACAGCTTCCGCAAAGTGAAGATTTAGATCAACCAACATTTAGAACTATCGAATAAAAAAGGAGAACTAATTATGGATGTAATTGAACGAGGTTACAAGCTTTTATCAGACGCAAATGATCTTTGGGATAAAACCCCTCCGGCAGTAAAACCAGTGGCCGCTGGAGTATCCATTCTCGTAGGACTTTTGCTCCACAAAGTTGTTGTTGCCGCCGGAGTCATTGTTTTCTTTGGTGGAAGAACCGTGCATAAGATGGGTCTTGACAAACAAAGTGAACAGGATGGCGAAAAAACCGATAGCAGTCCTTCATGATATTGAAACTGGCACAGCAGTCAGAATAGCTTACGATAAGCATTTCGTTAATGATACTTACGAAGTTTATTTTGATGCAGATAATGGAGTAGAGGTTCTCAGGGGTTGCAATGGGAACCTCGATCCATTTTTTACTGACCTTCCTCTTATGTGTGATGTTGGAATCATGGGTCATTGCGACAATAAGTGCAAGTTTTGTTATCAAGGACATAAATCAGAAAAAAATATGAGTTTGGAAGATTTTAAAACTATAATCGACCAAGTAAAACATCACACAAATCAGGTAGCATTGGGAGGGCGTGGAGATCCCAATCTTCATGAGAATTTCAAAGAAATACTTGAGTATGCAAGATCCAATGGCGTTGTTCCGAATTATACAACTAGCGGAATTGGACTAACCTATGATCAACTCGAAGCATCGGAATTATGTGGTGCTGTTGCAGTTAGTGATTATGGGTCTGATTTTACATACAGAGCCATAGAAATGTTTATAACTGCCGGGATTAAAACTAATATTCACATTGTCTTATCGAAGGCAACAATTGATAAAGCCATACGGATCTTACATAGTCATAATCCCTGGTTATATCAAAATAAAAGTTCGGTTAATATCAAAGGACTGAACGCTGTGGTTTTCTTATTATTTAAACCTCAGGGAGAAGGAGCAAATCAAGCAGGACTATCTCCATCTAGTTTCGACATTCAAAGAGTTTCTGAATTGATATTTAAACCTAATATGAAATTCAAGATCGGAATGGATAGTTGCTTGGTCAATCATATTGCAAGAAGAATAGACTTATCAGCTAAACATAAGTTAACTCTTGATACTTGTGAAGGCGCAAGGATGTCTGCTTATATCAGTCCATCAATGAAAATGATGCCTTGCAGTTTTGCTAGTTCTAATACGGGGGTCCAAATTGATAAGAAAAATACTATCGAAAATATTTGGAAAAAATCCAAACCGTTTAAAAGATACAGGAAATCGCTCAAATCGAATCCATTTAAATGCCCAGCAGGGTTTTGAAAGGGATACAATTATGACAGACAGTAGAACAGTTACAACAGTTATTGAATTTGTGGCGGTTCCTAACTTCTTTGATATTGAACATTATTTATCAATCAGAGAATCGACCGGATTCGTTGATACAGTTGATTTAAAACAAATGAAATTGGTTGCTGAATCCATCAGGTATTCATCTATATTTACAACTGGGGATAATTATAGTATATCAGCAACAACAATTTTTATGTTACTTCAAATATATGATGAATTAAAACTGGTTATTAATTTAGCTACTGAAAAACCATGGAAACCTAGAGGAACTGATTTTAAAACAGTTGCTGGATGGTATGTTAAAAGAGATAGGGAAATCAATAGCGGGCATAGAGAAAGACCAATGTCATTCATTATTATAAATCTCTTACAACTTCAACAGGACGGTATTTTAGATAAAGCCATGGAAAGTGTTGCTGAAATGCAGGACTATTTAAACGATCTAAATGCTACAATCAAAAAGGTCGGTAAGTTAGACTAACGGAAAAGAGCTGATCAGGTATTAACTGACCAGCTCTTTTTTTGGTAACTTTTATACGATGAAGAAGTTTAGTTCAATCTTTTCAACTACTCTTGTTGGTTGTAGAGTAACATTAACATGGAAAGTTTTTGTTTTTCTTTCATAGTCTGTTGCTCCAACTTCTACAGCATAACTATCTAAACCTCTCTTATTTTTAATTACTTCAAGGAAGTCAACAATTGCTCCAGATACTTGACCCCATGTAATTGGATCGTTCTGTTCAAAAATAAAGAAACGACAGAACTGTTCAAGAGCTCTCTTGCAGAAGAGAACCAGACGAACAATATTTAAATCTTGAAGAGCACTTGGTTTAGCTTGAGATGTCAATTGACCCCAAACTACATAACCAGCTGAGAACTTCACGATTGGATTTAATTGTTTTAGATACATCTGATCTCTTTGACCGAGTCTTGGATTAAATCGTAACTCTTTAATTGAATCAATTGCTCCTCTTTGGAATCCTGCAGCAGCAAACCAAATTTCAGCAACATTATCGTTTCTTGGTAGTAAGTAAGACATATGGAACATTGGTGAGAACCAAATATCCTGTCCTGTAAAAATATCAGATACTTTATTATATTCTTCATAGATAGAAACGAAGTAAGTATTATATGGGTGACTTGCATCTCTTGTTGCTAGTGAAGCAGATACAGTGGAATTATCTCCATTGTCGATAATACCAACACAGTCACGTCTTGTTTGACAAAGTGTGCTGATTGCAGTTTTAACATCAGTAGGGTAACCAGCATCAAATACTAGAGTAAAATAGATACTTTCTGGATCTAGAATTTGATCATCAATCAGACCAGCATATCCTTGCTGTAACAGAAGTTCAGCTTCAACAGTATCTACTGTTCCATCCGCTTCTCTTAGTGATCCTTCAGAACCCTTTCTTAGAGGTACAGGTTCAGCATTTTGGAATACTGTAGCAACACTTGCATATGATTCGTGTACGAAATATGTAATTGCTGTATCTATATCAAACGATGTTGTATTACCATTCCATCCCGAAGTAGCTGCAGTAATAACTCTATCCGGAAATACATTAATAGTTTCATCATCAAGTCCACTTGCGGCTCCTAACCAGCCCCAAATTTCGTTACCTTTAGCATCTTTAGCAACTACAACATAATTAGCATTTCCTACTTCTGGAGTTGTTTGCCAGTCAGTGAAATCCTGTTTAATATCTGTAATTGTTGCAGAACCAGCAGTTAGAACAGCTGATGTAGTTCCAATTTCCTTATCATAATTCTTAACTATAAGTTTGTAACCATCAGACCATTCTCCGCTTGCCAGTTCCATTTCAGCTCTTAGTACAGATGAATATGTGGAAAGAACATATCCGATAAACAATGAATCACCAGCATTATCCATAGCATCAGGATCAAATGAAACATCAAAGGATTCTATAATAACATCCTCTCCATCTGACTGCTTTTCATAAATATCAAGTACATAAACCCCACTAACAGTCGGATTTGAATGTTCTGTAAACCTCACACCAACTCCGTTGTAATAGTCTCCCCTTCCTATTGGATACAGGAATGCTAGGGGTTTTGTATCACCTACTGTTTGAAGTTGAGTTTTAATTTCAGCGCTTGTGTTTAGACCAGCAACATAAGTAATAGAAAGAGATGTTGTTGCGTCAGCGGCTGCTAGCTGTGTATCAATTCTTAAGTTTGAGTATGCAGCATCGTCTGGTAAACATCTGATCCAATAAAGCGAACCAGATTCTCCCAAAAAGTTGTATGCGTTGTAAAGACCTTGTCCGTAATTTTTTCCAAACTCTGTGATGTTTGGTTCGCCAAATTCTGAAATCAATTCAGATCTGGAACCGATAAATAGTAATTCATTGTCTCTACCTTTTCGTGTGAGTCCACACATAAACCCAATAGTAGAAGGTACAACTTGAACAAATGTAGACAGGTCAATAATCTTGGTATATACACCCGGAGATATATTAGCCATAACGTTTTTTCCTCCAAATTAGTTTAGTCTCTATATCAGTGTCTCCTTTCTCTCCAGGTCTATCAAATTTTAAATCCTTTCACTTTTCTTTTTATTTTTTATACGTACAAATACCAAATAAATACAAGTCGTCTCTCGATTGTTTTGACCATTGATGGGAATGTAACTCTTGCAAATAAGCTAAACTGACCAGAATATCCTCCTTCTCTCGATTCGGCAGAGAATAGACCAGCTTCACTTAGTTGTTTTCCATTGGCATCATCAATACCAATAGTTGTTGTAATTTTCATTACTAGCCACTTAGAATCATTGAGTACATCTCTTTCAAATTCAATTGAATCAAATGGGCTCTTGTAATATCCTTCTGTTGGGTATCCAGGTGAAACAATATGATAGTCTGCTGATGATGCGTCCGTAGCATTGATCATAGCATTTGATGCCATCCCATAAGGATATAAATCTCCATCATTTAGAGTTGGTGGTACTGGGTCGAATGGATCAGCGGGTCTAGCACCGCCATCTCCCAAACCGAACCAGGAAACAAACTCATCCTTAGTAGGGGTAGCATTTGGGTTTTCAGTATCAACTAGTCTTTGTGCTAACATCTCTCTTCCCAGATATATAACTAAATTGCTTTTTCTAACTAATATCAATTTTCCGTTGTCGTCTTTCTCATAAATTTCAACGACACCTTTTGGTCTTCGTTCGAGTGATTGATTCTGCATAGAGTCTACAAGACAATTATCTCCATAAAACTCTCTTGCATGAATCTCTGTA